CTTGCTCCTTCATAAACTCTTGACCTAATGCTTCAAACTCTTCTGGGTTCATTTCATACCTCTTTTAGCTTTTTCAGCTAACCAAAGTTGACGCCTTTCATCCTTAGTCAAATCAGAAAGCTTCATCTCACCAGCGCTATATCTTTCTGTATTAGTTCTATTATCAGGAGCTTTACCAGAGACTTGACCTATTGCAGGATTAATTAATTCTTTTAGCATGTTCATCTTGGTTACTGCAACTTCACGAGAATCCGATATGCCAGTCACTTTAGGAATTAATGCTAAGGCCCTTTCTACGTCGCCCTCTGCCAATGCACCTACTTCACCTAATGATTTAACTAATTGTGATACTGTACCAATGGAGAAATCTTGATAGTTCTTATACTTAGGATCAGTCTGTAATAATTGCTGCACGTTACCTTGACCAATATTTTTAGCACGTTCAAACATAGATTCAGTATTGGTATCATCACCTACCCATATGTCATTAACCATAGTGTCCAATTGGTCAACTATCTTGCCGGCCCTATCCATCTTCTGAGCTTCCTTCTGGTCACTAGAAGTTGTTACACGATAGTCGCTACCCGGTATTTGAGAAGGCAATGTACCGAATGGTGGATGTTGACCTTGGGTGTTAGTTAATGATTTTAAATCTGTAACTTTTATTGGCGCCTCACGGCCACTAGCGTTTACGTTAACATTAGTGCTAGGACGCCTAAGGTTAGCCATACGCTCCTGGTAATTACGGAAGGTAGGATCTTGGTTACCATACAAGAAATCTGACTGAGAACTTGTTGGTTTAGGGATAGCTGCTGAACTAGTAGCCAATCTATTTCTCATAAGGTCTTTAACTAAATCCAAACCCGTTTTCTTTGTATCAGCGTCAATACCTTGTGCTAAAGCAGTGACCATTTCTCTATCATCTATCTTGCCACCTATCCAACCCTCCGCACGTTTAAACTCAGGGTTATCTATCCAATCGCCAGTTGGATCTTGTGGGTTCTGCATAATTGGTTGCATGTTAAGCGCAGGGTTTGCACTAGACGCAATATTAGATCTCTGGCCAAACACACCTTTAAGATAGTCGCTACTACTAGTAGCTTGCTGTTGGTCATAAGCACGTTTATCATCTATCAGTCGCTGTTGTTGTACTGACTGTGCATAGGATGGGCTTCTACCCATTCTAAAACCACGTAATAGCTCTTCTATTGCTGACATGTTATTCTCTCTTATTATCTTCCGAACTGCATAAGTCTGGTAATACCAGGGTCCTGGTATCTAGGATAGTTATTTGGTGCCTGTTGAAGTTGATTCATTAAAGAAAACATCATGTTTGGATCAGCCATATTGCCACCCATTTGAGGTGCCTGTGAAGGACTAGTCCTCTGTCTACCAATACCACCCCCTAATCCACCAACTATTTCACCAACACCTTCTAGCATGCCATCGACTAACCCTTCCCTACCAGCCCCACCAGCACTCATACCACCACCTAATGATTGAGCAGCCGCTGCCTGACCAGGTGCAGCTATAGCAGTATTGGCTGGCACGCTAGCTAGAGCTGGGTTAATAGCGTTACTACCCATTAACCCTTGCATGCCACCACCGGCCATACCAAGTCCACCACCTGTACCAAGCCCTGCAATAGCATCAGCACCAAGTGTGCCTATAGAGCCCATAAGACCTGAACCTAGCGCCCCGGCCCCTGCTCCTGCAGCGGCTGTTCCTGCGGCTGTTGTACCTGCCCCTATACCCGCTGCGCTACCAAGTGCTGCGCCTATTGATGCGAAACTCATAATGTTGCCTCTAATCTGTGTTTATCAATTGCTGCTTCTATACTTGGCCTATTAGGTTCTACAAGTTCGTCTTCAGCATCTTTTACGTTTGTTTTTGTACAATGATGTACGGTAACCCATAGCACCTCCGTAATTGCATAACCAGCTCTCTTAATGCCCTTAGCTGATGGTATAATAGCTGGTGCCTTCAAGTGTTTTACACCTTCATCAGTCATTACTCTTATCTCACCCTTCATTAAGAAGTTAATATGATCACGTTTATGCACTTTACCAGTTAACACTACACCAGCAGGTATATGAATGGCTCTAGCATATAACTCATCACTAAAATAATGATCTGTTTCAAACTCAACTAACTCTGGTAATTGAGATATAGCATCTTCTAATGCAATTACGTTATCCATTATAGTAACCCACCACCACCAGATTTGCTATCGCTGCTAGACATAGATGAACCAGATGCTAACACTTGTGGTGGACCTATAGCACCAGAATACTGGCCCATAGCTTGCCATGGCGCCATATAAGGAGCCATAGTATCCATTTGAAGTGAGTTTCTACCTTGAGCACCACCCAATCCTAAATTCTGCACATTCTGCATACCACCTAACATGTTCTGCATCATACCTTGTCTAGCTAATGTACCTTGGTCGGCTTGTTGAGCGATTTGAAGCTTTCTGTCCAAGTCTTTATCGAATGTACTATAACCAGTCTGGGCCAAATTCTGCTGTAGTTGATCGTTAATACCCTCCATACCAAGCCCTTGCGCTATACCATGTCTAGAACCACCGGACATACCGCTCGCAGCAGCTCTAGCATCAAGATTAGACATCATCATATCTTGAGTCCTATCAGCATCCTTAATATACTGATCCTTCATTGCGTCTGCATAGTTATTACCAGAACCACCCATAACCATCGCATTAATATCTTGCATTGCAGATGGTTGGCCTAATGATTGGTTAAGAGACGACATAAGATTATCTTGCAATCCCATGTCTCTATACGCCCCACCAGCCATTTGGTTATACCAATAAGGGTCTGAGCGCTCTATATTGGCACCCATGCCGCCTTCCATACCTGGCGCCATTTGTTGCATTTGTCTATTAGTATTACCAAACAAGTCGCCTGCTTGTCCATACATACTAGTAAGATATGGTATTTGCTCTTTAAATATTCTAGAGTTAAATTGACTTTGACTGTCACCACTTGAATTAGAACTTTCACCTGACATAATAACCTCTATAGCGTATAGCTAACTGTTGTTGCGCCTTCTTTAAGACCACGTTTTTTTAATAACCTTATCCAACCTTTACGTGAAGCAACTCCACGTATTTGAGGACAATTCTCTTGTCTTGCAAATTCTTTAACATAACGTATATAGTGCTCTAACCACTCACTCATATCGTCACCTGCAATAATCGGTGAATATAGAACTCTCTTACCAGTATCCATTGTTCTAACTTCTAATGTAAACAAAGCCACTATCCTGTCTTCAACAGTTATTATTACAACTACTGACCTAAGTGATAATAAACTTCTCTTTACAGTATCAGTAGATATGTCGCCATCGGATACTTCTACTACTCTCTGTATTAAGGGCTCTAGCTTATCCCATATTAATGGAATTAGCGTATTGGTTACTAACGTTAGTTTATATTCTTCATTCATAACTTAATCCATAACCCTTGCTCATATCCCCAGAACCCTGGTTCAGTTATAAGGGGAGCTATAGGTTCTCCAAAATATTGTATTGTACCATTCAATGGATCATTAGGCATCTCATATATAGGTTTAAAGTAATTAGTCTGACCAAGTGCATTGTTTACGTCAATAAATCTTCTGGCTAAATACGATGTCAAATCAATATCCGTGCCTATTGGGGGTTGCTCTATACTTATGCCTGACATTATCTTAGTCCATTAATTGAATATTCAAAGTCTATTCCGCTTAACTGCCAATTACCTACACCAGCTTCTCCAGAATCATTATTGGTCTCTATTCTCCAAGAGTGTAGAGCACCAGTAGAACGTATATCAACTTTCCTATCAACACCTGGCGTAAACATAACTGGTTCTTTCCACAGTATTGGTGCGCCTGCATATTGTTGAGAACCTATAGACACGTCAACTGGTGTAGTGCCTGTCATATGGGGATACATACTAACTATAGTAGTTATAGTCACCTGGTCAATAATAGGTAAGCTATCTCGTTCTATTCTTGCAGTTGATGCAGACGTATCAATATTGTTTCTAGGGTCAATAACTAACATATCACCACTAGCGCCTACTACACCAATAACGGTAGTATTAAGTGGTGTAATAGTCCTAGATTCCCATATAGTATCTTGCTCATCCCAAGTACCTTTCCAAGTATCCCAAAATACTACAGGTTGAGTGTCTTCACCTTCATCTTTATGGAACCCATAATTAGCATACGCTAAACCATCTGGCAATAACCTAACTGCCCAAGAGTCCTCTGACCAATTGTATACGTATGCTGCATTGGGAGTATCAGAACTATCTATTGGTACGCAGAACCATATTTCTTTATGTATATCGTTTCTTACAGCAAATGATTTATAATATGTATCAGTATTAATTCTAGTAGAAAATTGATCACGTATCTTGCCATTTAAAATAGACTTAATACTGGTGCCATCATTTTTAAATATGTCACCATCGGATATAAAAAAGTGTACGCCTTTAATTTCTACAATACTATTTATAGACAGTAGACCATATGTGTTAGATAACTCTCTACGTCTCCATATAAACTCACCACCAGTATAATCTAAAATGTCTATGCTGTTTTCAGAATAAATTACAAACGAGTCTCTTAAACTAAGTCCATCAATAATCTGGCCACCATTACCCCCTAATGCAGCTTTGCCTGCTAATGCAGATAAATCAGTCTCATCCCAAGTATATGGTAAGCCATTTATATCTGCAGACGTTGACCATCTATAACCATCAGGTATATCATTAGGGCCTTCTACTAAATTAAGAGCAAATAAGAACGTCTTATGTGATCTCATTACTTGACAAGTATAACCTTTATCTGCCCATGTGACTCCTGGTGAAAACTCTAAATAAGTAAAATTAGACGCAGGTGATTGATCCCAATATAGTGGAAACGTCTGTGGATTATTAATAATAGATATTTTGCCTAATGAGTTACTAACCCACTTAAACTCATCTAAAGACGTAAACCCTTTTACAGGTGTTATATCTGTCCAATTAGATCCATCAAATACGTATAGAAAATCTCTTCCTAATGATACCCAGAATTGGCCGGCCTGGGCATTAAGTGAAAAGATATGACCAACGTTACCTTCTGGCACAACTATCCAATCTGCACTTCCGCCAGCAGAAAGAATCTTACCAGCATATATTCTAAAGTTAAAGCCACTGGTTATAAATTCAGGCGCTAACTCCCATGGTAATATATCAGTGTTAAGACCTTTAGAACCTATATTATTTAGCTTCAATAATTCGTGCATTTGAATGCTCCATTACTGCGTCTAGCGCTTTGTTCTGACTAGCTATAACCTCATTTCTGAATGACTCTAATGCCATTGTTTGTCCTCTATTAGTTCCTGACATCTCAGTCATTAATATAGGCATCCATGTCATAGCACATTTATATGAGTCATGATCATTACCACTAGCATCTATACCCCGCATCTGAGTGTACCAATGACATCTATGAAGCTTGTTATCTTTTATCTCTTCACACTTAGACCCTAATGGGCAAGTCAATTCAATATCCATCATACTTTAGTTGCTAATATTGTATTAACATATTTAGGTGACCATGTACTACCCGCATTCTCATTGACTGTTACAGTATGAGTATGGGTATCATCATTTACATGACCTACAGCCGTGGCGCCACCTGCACCAGCCTTAATACTACTGTTCTGACCAGAGTCTCCGCCGTATGCAGTAAAATTATGGTCATGTGTATTTGAATCTGCAATAGCCGTATGCGTATGAGTCGGTACTTTGTCATTACTAATAGGACTGTCTGCACCCCCAGATTGTCCGCCACCTGAACTAACAACTCTTAGCATATAATCATTCTTAGACGTATCTTGAACCCAACCAGATGGGGCAGACGACATAAAAAAGAACATCTTACTACCAACAGGTATATTACCTGCCTGCGGTGAACTAGAACCTAATGCATTAATTTGAGATGTATGGGTGTCTAACTGATCTTGTATGTTACTAGATAACCCTCGTGAATAGTTAAGCTCTGTCTCATTAGTAAATATAACTTTACTAAAACCATTGCCCCCAGAACCAGGGAATTGATATTTTAATACTGTCTTAATAAGACGTAAATGATCGTCACCCTGATTAGTTGGATCACCCCCAGCCGGATTACTTGATACCAATTGTGCTATTGTTGTACCTGTCTCTAAACCCATTTTAACTCTCCTCGCAAGGTTTTGATTGAGTGTTACCTACTGGATAGTCATACCATTCATCAATAGAAGGACATTTATCATGCCAAACTAAACCGGTGAATATGCTTTCATTGGCATTAGCTGATGAAAACATGTTATTACTAAAAAACAATACACTAAACATATCATACCGCCTTTGTATCAGATGGTGAAGATGATCCACGTTGATTGGCGCCACTAATAGACATATTAGTATTACCTATATTTTGTGGGGGTTGATCTACTACATATAATTGAGGAACTAATCCCGTTGTCAATAGTAAATTACCTGGTGGTCTTTTTTCTATGGGGTCATAAAATTGTGCTCTTATATTTGCTATTGTCAAATCTAAATAGCCATAATAAATAAATAATTCAGATAGATCGCCTAGAAGGAAATCATCAGATGCAGAGTCATTAGTACCTATATTAAATTGTTGTGCCAGACCCATTGTTCCAGTATCGTTATTTAGTACTGTATCTAGACTGTCTACGTCATTAACGTATAGGTGTTGAGTTTGGGTGGCAGAATTTATACTAACCAGTACATGTACCCATTCACTAGATGGCACGCTACCTGGAATGCCTATAATACGTTGTATAGCTGTACCAGAAGTATTGTATATATAGACATAGGGAGTATTGCCTTGAATTGAACAATATATTCTACCATTAACAGTTGCTTCAAATATATATCCTCCACTACTAGCTATATCGACATTAACCCAGAAACTAAATGTAATCCCTGTGCCATCATTACCAGTAGTACCATATGTCTGTAGATAAACAACGCCATCAAAAGCTAAAGTATCAGCATGGTAATACATCGGTGTAGACCTTGAATCTAATGGGTCAACGTTATTCATACTAAAATTAGAGCCTGTGCCTTCATTATTAGTAATAGAATCTTTTGAATTAGGCAAGTATATTGAAGGGTCTAATCCGTCAACTATGTTTAATTGTCTAGTATTAGCAGGAGTTAAATCAGCGTTAATAAATTTACGTCTATTGGCTTCTAAAGATAAATCTAACCACAGACCTGGTTCAATATATAACTCTGATATTGATTCGTTAAAAGTTTCATTAAAACCTGTACCTATTCTAATAGTGCCAGTATCCAATCCTAACGTACCCGCCGAATTATCAATAGGCACTATATTAGATACATCATTTATATACAGTTGCTGAGATAGGGTAACCGTATCAATACTTATAAGTATATGTTGCCATGTTAATCTATTGAGTACGCCAGAAGATTCAAACTCTTGTACGTTATACGGTACGGTATTCATTATAGCTACAGTAAATTTATCATCTACCATATGCACTATCAATCTAGAATTGCCCGAACTATCTTGTATTTCAATCATAGTCCTATCATCTTGCTTAGGCCTAAAGAAGAAGCTTATAGTTAGTTTAGTTGAATTAGATACTACATTAATGCTATTGGTATATAGATAAGTATTACCACCATAAATTACGGATGCTACACTATCATCGGTTGCGCTCTTACTAGCTAGTTTTAAATCCCCATTAGTTATAAAATTACCCCCTAAACCACTATTGATATTGGCAGATTCTACACTAACTAAAGGCAGATATATTGCAGGTATTGTACCCGTCGGTAAGTCTCCTATCTTGCCCATAGATACAGGAACCAATTGGTTCTTGTCGTTATACTTTGTAAATCTACGTCTAAGTGATTCATGTGAAATATCTAAATATTGACCAGGAGCGAAGTATACAAATTGTAAACTACCTGCAAATAATACTGAGAATGTGTTATTTGCACCGATCATCCAATCGTCTGAAGTAAAATCTAAAACGCCAGCGTTTAGATTTGAGAAGTTCTGTACCTTAATATCATTAATATACATCGCGCCTACAGGCACACCGGATAAATCAACAGCTATTAATACGTGACTCCATAAGGCCGATGAAGTATTAATATGGTCATTAGAAGTTAAGTCCCCACTATCTACAACAACACTACCGGATGTATCTAATGCAACAACTCTTGGATAACTTAAATTAGTAGTAACTCTGTTTAAACTTATTTCAAACCTATTATTATCACTTTTTATTATTGATATATCATTGTTATCAATATATGCTTCACTTCTAATCCAAAACGATACTATAAACTTATCACTGTCTACTACACCATTTAATGGATTACCTAAGGCCAGATAGCCACTATGGTTAAAATCAACGGCGTCTTCAAATAAATCAGGTTCGGGTTCTGTTGAACTTGATTTATTTCTAAGCATAAATAACTTACTTGCTATATTCATTATCTGCTATCCAATGAACCGACAAAACCATTCCAAGTAGTTCCACCATTACTAGTATAAAAGCCTAATATGTCAATACCTATTACTGTTAATGAGGGTTCAATACCACCTTCCCATTTAGTTTCGTTAGGCCATGATATATTAAAAGAACCCCCATTGGAAATCTCTAACATAAAGAATGTAGCACCTACAGCAATTGGGTTACTAAACGTAAACGTAACATTTTGGTTTACCGTACCAGTAAAGACGTTTGACACTTCCATATCAAAATCATATGCAACACCAAAGTTACCTACCAAACTAGCTACTTCAGATGTGTCTCTAAGCAGTGATCTGGTGAGCTGATTATCCCCCATGTTAATTGACGCAGTACGAGTCTCTGCTATATCAGTCTTAGATATAGCCGGATCGGCGGGTTCAAATGCAAGCAAATCATCAATTGTTGCCAATGGATTAGCCGCTGTTGGAGCATTGGCACTATCAATAGCGTCATTTTGATTAGGGGTTAACTTAACTATTGCTAATGAATCAATGGCAGATTGTACGTTATTACCAATATTAAAACTATCTGAATAGCTTATATTGACAGCTGATGTAGCGCTACCACCTGATGAACCAGAGGATGATGATGAGTTAATTGGAAATATATCGGCCTCAATTCCCCATGTTATAGCATCTTTATTTACAACCATTTGGCATAACAATAACGTACTCTCAAACTCAGATGGCACTAAATGTGTAGATTTATCAGCAAATAAATTAGTTACTGCATCTGCATGTGTATCATATTCTTTTTGGCCATATGACAAAAAGAATGTCGGTATACTTACTCCTATCAACTGATATAGATAATGTATAGTTACCTTATTAGCTGCTAATTGCTCTATAACGCCTGCGCCATCTGGTTCATACGCAGTACTAGGCACTTGGTCAGTATATGCACCCAATGACGTATTGCCATTATTATACGAAGTCAAATTAAAGAATAGGCCAAGTATTTCTGATCCGGCTGCCGATATTTGTATGACGTTCTGGTCCAATAGAGACGTAATATAGTTTATGCCGGGTTGTATTAACTCACCAGAATCTCGCCATACTGTCATATCGCCAATTGTTGTAGGCCTAGTAACTAATCCGTTTATTAAATTAGACAGATCCAAAAATTCAAATAGGTCATGAAATAAATTACCTGTTTGATTACTTACTATTGGAGCAAATTTAATTGATGAAATTACTCTATCTATATAGTATATACCTGCCAATAATATTGCTACTTTACGCTGTGATCTACTTGCGCCATTTGGGTATACTATAAACGCGCCATTTGCATCTACGCCTACTTCTGTATAACCTAATCCAGTAGGTACTGGCATACCTGCGTTGATAAGTAGATCAAAGGTAGTATCTGTCCATGAGACGTCTATTATAGTAGGACTAGTAGGATCTGTATAACTATCTATTACTTCACCTACACCTTCTTCAATGAATATAGACGTATCGCCTGCCTGAGATACTCCACCACTCACAGTGCCAATAAGTTCCATTGAAGTTATAGCAGCTTCTCTTAATAAAATATCTACTTCATTAATAGCTATACCTATAGCATTAATTGCTATATTATCAGTATTGGTCTCTATATCAATAATATTAGTGTCTATATTTGTAGTATTATTAGCTATATCTACAGCGTTAATTGCTATGTTATTAGAATTAGTTGATATATTATCAATATTAGTATCAATATTTGACTGCATATCAATAATAGAATTGGTAATATCATTCAAAGCCTTAGCATTCATAGTACAAGATACTACAGACTCTCCTGTAAGGCTTATTGGTGAAGGCGATGCCCCATTGTATACACCATTAAATAAAGTAGCATGTATTGATGTACGAGCAATTATTGAATCACCATCATAAGTCCCTTCACCAGTCTCTTTATTACCGTTGGCGTCAGATACAGAGTACCATACTAGACCTGCCGGTATAGTATCTTTAAAGCCGGCAAACCCGTCAAGCCTAGTTGATAACGCTAAATTGCCTGTACCGACAGTAATACATCTAACCGTAGTCCAATCACCTACTGTACTCATAATAACCTCATTGAAAGTGGGGTGCCTGACCACCTATCTACTGCATCATCCATACTAACTTCTTTTACTGAAGTAATAAACCTGCTATCCCATAATCTGGCAGCTTCAGCGTCTTTAACAAATGAACTAATTTCTACCATTAAGCCAAACACGTATACGTCGGGATTATCATCTGAAATCCAATTATGACTATCGGTACTAGTCAATGCAGGCAGCTTCCTATAATATGCTATTTCAATCATATTAGCAGGGTTAGGTGGCAGTACGTGCAATTGATTGGCTATTATATTATAATAAGAACCTACAAAACTCCCACCTTCAATAGCGTTCATTTGCTCTGGAGTTCTAAAATATAAAGTTGACTTGTTTTGAGGCGATTCAACGCTATATGTTTCTATATCTCGTAAAGCCTTAAAATCCGCAGGTAATCCATAATATTCTTTATTCTCCTCCATAAGAAGAGAAGTCCTAATGACTTGCTTTTGAATTGACAACTGTCTATTAACTCTAGATTCAACAATTCTAAGGAAGTTATCCATTACAGATAGTAGCGCTGTGTCTTGTCTATCTGAGTAGACTAATGCTAAATCAATTATTTCTTGATAATTCATTTACTAGCCTCTTTTAATGACTTCATTATCTCTATACTATCCATTTGCATTGTCTTAGTAAGCGTCATTAACTTGCTAATAGTATCCATATCAATGCTATTATCGCCTTCAATAGTAGCCTTTGAGACACTTGCAACAATGGCCTGAGATATTGTTGTCCAACCTGTATTAGCTTGCAGACTCTGCTGATAAACTTGCCCTTTAAAAAATTCTTCTATTGACTCCAATTCTTTAATTTCTTCGTTCATATTAATTACTCTTTAAAACAAAGACCGCAAATCATTATGAAAGCGGTCTTCACAATAACTACCTATCTAAATTATGCTTAAGCAGCTGTTTGTTGTAGCATTTTTGACAAAACACCTGCCATAGCAGCATCTACAGCGCCTTCAGAAGGACTAGTAGAAATGATAGACTCAGCAGCTTTTGATACAACCGCCTGATTAATGTTTAACCAACCAGAGGCAGCATTATTTGCCAAATTATAAGCTTGGTTTTGAAAGAAAGCTGGGCCATCACCCAATACTTTCAAGTTTGTTGCGGCAACGCTTTCACTCTGTTCTTTTACAATTTCTGAGCTGTCATCAGCCATAATAAATACCTATAAAATTTCGAACGCCTTGAACATTCTTACTTTAGATAGCAGACCACGAATATTCAAGGTACTCGCTTGATAAATCAGCCTGCTAAACTATTTGGCCTCTAATGATCTAACTCGCTTCTCTAAATCCTCATTATGATGCTCTAAATTATCTACTGCTACAACATACTTTAATCTGTCAGCTAAATCTATTTCTATAGTTTGAATTTTAGAATTAATGTTAATTATCTCTACCAGCAAAGCAGACGCAACTAAAGGTATAATAATTTTCATCCATTCACTCATGGTAGCACCTGATTTGAGCCTAACATAGCCTTATCTACAGCATTAACACCTACTCTAACAGAATCTATATTTATTGCACCTAGTTTAATACCCCCAGATACAGGGGGTTCACCACCAACATAGTAATCAAATCCTATATCCCAAGGGCCTATATCTGGCCATTGGTCGTGATCTATATCATAATGTGGAGATTCAAATAACGTAGATTCAATTAAATTTTCACCTGCCCCACGCAATTGAGAAGTCTCAGCAAGATGAAAATCATTATTTGGTTCATCCTCAAATTCTATGCTAGTTATATTTTGTATTGAATTAGGACTAGTAGCTGTTTCATCAGTAGTGGCGTTATAATCTTCATCTAAATTTGAACTTCTAGATTCAATACATATATTACCCGGGTTATAAAATATATTATTTCTTAATATATACGTATTTGAAGACGAATCACCATAGAAACATCTATCGCTTTGATATGCAAACGTATTATCATATAAATTAACTTGTGTAGTGAAATTTATACCTCTAAATCCACCATATAAAAAGTTACCGTAAATGTTTAAATTCGAAGAATTACCTAATCTTGCAATTAGGTAACCCTCTTCTGAACCAATATAAACTATATTATGATGTATTTTAATATTTGCTGCTGCAGGACCTATTGCAATCTGACCAGAGCCAGAATTAGCTCCTTCAACGCATATATTTCGTATAACAGTATTTGCGCAGTTTATACGTAACGTTCTACCCCCTGAATCAGCGCTACGAACTATAAACCCAGTTGGAGGAATGGTTATTGGTGGTGGTAATTCATCTGGCGTAGTAATTACTACATTACGAGTAGTATCCGTTGTCCTTGATGCAATAACTATAGTGTCAGCTAATACACTTCCAGGCCAATCATCATAACAGTGTGCTACCCATTGCTCATTTGCAAATACTAAATCAGCAGGTATAGTTAATTCCCATGCGGATATAGTATCATAGTGTCTTCCTTCATATGGCTCTTGTTGAGGACCGGTCATTCCATCCCAACCTGCTTGAGTCCTTATTGCCGTTAATTTAATAGTAGCAGCCATAATACTAACCTGCTATAAAATAAAGTGTTTGCGCATTGGGTGTTAATGCGTCATATTCAGCTTGAGTCAATGATACCATATTTAGTATTCTATCTGAGCCAAGTTCAGTTGTTACATCACTTACTACAAAATCTGGAACACCCGATGTTATATCAGACCATGCATGTTGATGGACAATTGGAGCTTTACCTGCCAACGCATCATCTAAACCTGTAATTGCTACTGTAGGATGC